GCTGTGTACAAGGAAGAGTTGACCAAATAATGTACATACTGTTCACAGGTGCCCCGGGCTCTAAGTGGAGCAGTGTTGTGAAAAACATCTACTGGTCCGAGGACATAGATCACACAGACTATTCAGAAAAAAGGACCTATTGGCATGACGCCGATACCCCAGGTCGCAAACAGCTCATGCATATCGGTGCCTACTGGGATCCGGGTATGGAGTTTGATGTGACAGATTGGGACAAACCGTTCTCAGGCACAGGTAGACGCATAATCAAATCACACACGTTTGCACACAGATTAAATGAATTAAAGGACAAAGGTCATCCCATTGTTATGGTGTACAGGAATGATTTCGAATGTCTGGAGTGGTGGAAGTTGTGTGGTGAATTCACAATCACATACCCAAACTATCAACACTTCGTAAACCTAGACCTCATGTGGGGACACATACAGGCAGAGAACCGAGACACGATGCAGTTTATCAAAGACAACAAAGATCGAATCCACAGACCCAAAGACAATGTTGACCTGTGTAGGTTATTAGATATAAGTTTTCCTGACAGCAAGGGAAGGATACATAATTACGCACAGAAAGGTATCCAAGTTTATGTCTACAAGTAATTGGGAAGACGCAAGAGCAAGAAGCAACTATCACTTCAACAAGTGGCACCGGGACACGGACTGTGTCGAACACCTGGGCAAGTTCACGGGCGGATGGCAGACCGAATTACAAACGGTTATTGATGATGCCAAACCCCTGAATTGGGGTAACCGTAGGGAAGGCACGGGCAGAGAAAACGTCAATGTCGATGTGGAAGCAGAAGAGAATGACCTAAGGACAGCAGGCGCCGATCCCAAGATGACCATATACAGGGGACTGGCTGACTTCACCAAATGTCCAACTCTACAACGTATGACAGACTACTTCGCCATGGAGCCCACTAAATCTAAACTACACATACAGTTCACAGGCGAGGTACTGAACATGCACATAGACAAACTGTATGATTTGGATGCTGATCCAAACAATGTTGTCCGTATCATGGTGATGCTACAGGACTGGGAACCTGGACAGTTCCTGATGTATGGCAATGAGCAGTTCGACAGATGGAGGGCGGGAGACATACACAAATTTGATTGGCAGAACATTCCACATGCCACAGCGAATGCCAGCAACAGACCCAGACCCATGTTGGTAATCACAGGGGTCATGACAGACCAGACCAGGGATATAATGTCGAAGCCTATAAAGAAAAAGATATAGACCTTAAGTTTACAATAGTATAATATAGTGGTATGAACAAAAAAATATTTGCCCAATTATTGGCACACAGCCAAAACGATCTAACAAAGATCACACAACCATACATCTTGGAAACATTCGGTGTGGAAGTGAAACGTTGCGACACAATAGAACAATACGTGGAGGCCATAGACGACGCCTGCCTGCACAAGTACTTCTCCAAGTACTGGCAGAATGACATGAAGAAATGGAAGTACTCGGGTGTGGCATTGATAGATGAAGTGAACAGTCTCAAGCCCAGGGCGGTGCTAGACGTTGGGTGTGGATACAACGAATTCAAGGACAAGATAGACAATCTCATAGGCATTGACCCCTACAACGATCGAGCGGACCTACAGGTCAGCACACTGGACTACAAGACGGATCAACGGTTTGACGTGATCATGTGTCTGGGATCAGTGAACTTCGGTAGCAGGGACAAGATCATAGCGGAGGTATCGAGATGTGTGAACCTGTTGGCAGACGGTGGCACCATGTTCTTCAGGGTCAACCCAGGAGTACAACACGATAAGCCCGAGGCGGACTGGATAGAGTTCTTTGCCTGGAATGTTCCATTTATAATAGAACTGGCAGAAATTTTTAACTTAAAAGTGCTAGATATACGTGATGACACCAACCAACGTAAGTATTTCGTGTATAAAAAACCGGTCTCCCAGTAGACTTATGCGAGAATTGTGTTACAATAAGAAGTAAATACCTACAATGCAAAAACACACTAAAAGTTTATTAGAAGAACTGAGCTCAATGCCTCTCAGAAGAGACAAGGAAGAGGTCGTGGAGAGCAGGGCTTCTCACATCCTAGAGAGTGCCATAAGACTGATGAGCTACATAAGAGAGAACTTCGATCAAGACACAGCGTTCAAACTAGAAAAGAAATTCAACTCAGCGATCAAGAACATGGACGCATCCAAGTTCAGCAAAGGCGTCGCCCGTATTAAAGAGAACAGAAACATCAAAGAGAACGTGCTGAAAATCAAAGACGGCGAATACAAAGAGGACTAATCAATGTTGATAGAAGATGTCCTTACAGAATTCAAAAGGACACACCTTGAACACATCGAGGACATAGTGATCACCGACGGTTACGAGGGTGGTAAGGCGGTTGTTGAATACTTCAGGGGACTACTACTGACACTCAAAGGCACAAGTTCAGAGGCGATGAGTGTGTCTGTGAAATGGGACGGTGCTCCTGCCGTGGTGTGTGGGATCAATCCAGACAACGGCCGGTTCTTTGTGGGAACGAAATCAGTTTTCGCCAAGAACGCAAAAGTCAATTACACCAAGCGAGACATAGCCAACAACCATGGCACGGACGACCTAGGACAGAAATTATTGAAGTGTCTAGTACATTTGAAAAAACTTAACATACAGGGTGTCGTCCAAGGCGACCTATTGTTCACAGACGATGACATCACACGTAAGAATGTGGATGGCAAACCCAATTTAACATTCACACCAAACACAATCACATACGCGGTACCAGAAGCAAGTGATCTAGGCAAACAGATAGACAGAGCAAAAGTGGGAATCATATTCCACACAACTTATGTGGGTGATAGCCTTGCGGAAATGAACGCACAAGGAGGAGCAGATGTAAGTTCCTTCACAAAGAATAATGATGTGTTCTTTGACAACGCCACTTACAAAGATGTATCTGGTAGTGCCAAGTTCACAGACGACGAAACCACAAAGTTCTACAACGGCATAGAGAAGTTAGAAGGACTATTGAATAACGTTCCACGTAACCTATCAAGTGTATTGGGGCAGAACCAAGACTTCATACCCATGTTTCAGATGTACATCAACGCGATGGTCAGGGAAGGACAACTGCCAAACGATGCAAACAAGTTCCTACTAGGCTTTAAGAAATTCTACAACGATAGGATGCAACAGCAGATGTCAGGCCTGAAAGCACAAAAGGCTTTACAACTGAGACAGGACAAGATGAAACAGATGCCCGTGTTCCTTAACAGGGCCAAGAAACCATTACAGGCCATGCTGACATTCTACAGGGCGGTGCAGACAATGAAAGCATTTGTTCTCAAGAAGATGAACCAGGCACAGGCCATAGGTTCATTCCAACAAACGGATGGTGGACTCGAAGTCACAGAGCCCGAAGGATTTGTTGCTGTTGATCGATCAGGTAATGCTGTGAAGTTGGTTGATAGGTTGGGATTTTCAAGAAGAAACTTGACGGCTATCAGCAAATTCAAGAAATAGTTCTAAAGTATTATTGATTTCTAAACTCAGTTTCTCAGGGTTAAAGAAGTGATCATGATTGTATTTTCTAAGTGCCTTACTCTGTAGGTACATGTCTTGCCATGGCGCATCACGCAGTCTATCACACACATCGACAATGGTGTCTATCCTCATGGCAGGATCTCGATCTAGATCATATGCTTCCTCGAAGTAGTTGTTGAATGTCTTGAAGCCCATGTCTCTCAACTTCTGAAGGTACAAATAGTTCCCGTGTACTACGAAAATGTGTTGAGCGATAATGGGTTTCCATATCTTCTCTGTCATGAAAACCTCGAAGTCGTTGGCATTGGTCTCAGAAACAATGCTACACCCCGTGTCATTGTAGGGTTTCTCGTATATTTGTTGGTCCATCCCATAAAGCGGATAGTCCAGAGCCCATGGCAACTCATACTCGACCGGCAATTTCTTATCTGGCCACTTGGTGTAAAGGCTATTGCTTAACGTGCCTTTTCCATACAACTTCTCATATAGTTTTTGTCTGTGTGGCCTAGTTGTTTTGTTGAGATATAGGAAATCGTATTTTTTGTTAGAGTGATCAAAGTCGAAAGTTTTATCCTTGTGTAGTTTGTACATGTGATGCCAAAACCAACTGGTGCTTCCGGTCCACTTGATGTGTTCCACATCAATGTTGGGGTACATATATTCTGGATGTTCCTCTATGTTTTCTATTGATTCCCATGGGTTTGCTTTGATGAAAACGAATCCTTGGCTCTTGAGAAGATCTACTCTCCTGTATAGCTCGTCCATGAATTCTTTACTTTCATTCAAACGATTATTAACGGCACGTGTGTCTATGATAGCGAACCTCCTGTCATAGGAATCAAGATTGTAATCCTGCATCGTATAATACTGTCCGGTCATGTCAAATGTCTGGCCATTTATGGAGTGCATTGATATAAAATCCTCCAACTCCTGATGGTTTCCGGTCTTCATGACATCTGTGAGAATAAAGTTTCGTTGCATATAGCCTATAAATATCCGTATGTTAACACCATTTTTAAAGTATGTATCTGAGGGCAAGGTCATAAGGCGACATAGTGACTTGCAGAGATACACTTTCCCAGAGGTAACAGAGAGGATATATCTCAGTTTCCTAGCACTGGCCTTGATGATCCAACACAAAGACACAGCAGATTTCGCCAAGTCATACGCGGACCAGACCATGGCCAAGGGCACGTTCGACCAGGTCAGGATGATCAACAATGATCTATCAAACATGCTGGCCATTGTGTCGGGTGATCCCGAGATAACCAAGAAGCTCAAGAACAAGGACCAAGCACAGGCCATGAGACAGAGACAGCCGGTGCCCGTGATGGCACTGAGGAGATACCTGCGGACCTGGGAGGATCATTACAAGAATCTAACACATCTGGAGAGATCTCTCAACATACAGGACGCCAACCTCAAGAACATCAGGCGAGCAGTGGCCAACTACACCAAGTTGGATTCAAAGATGAAGATGCAGACCCTACACAGACTGCAACAACAGTTACAATCCAAACTGCCCAACACTGACATACTGAAGAAATTCAAGGAACTGTAATGCAAGAACCAAGAAAAATCTGCCATAGGTGCAACTGCGATCCACACTGCGATGAGCCCTGCTCTAACTGTGAGAAGTGTGATCACTGTGACTGTGACAGATGTTTAGAGAGGGCATTTTGAAAATGATCAAGTACATCTGTGAGAAGTGTGGGTGTGAACAGCACTGTAGAAAATCCTGTACCGAGTGCAGAGATTGTCCAGACTGTGCATGTAAAGAGTGCGATGCCAAACAAAAATAGTTACTGGGTCTACTACCTCAACCACACCGAACCAACATATCTAGAAGAGGCGGGTAACGGACAGCAGGCACAAAGAGATGCAAGTCTGAAGTATGTGAGGAATTGGAGGACCGCGATCGACGTGGGCGCCAACGTGGGTGAATGGACCAGGCCCCTGGCCAAGAAGTTCCACCATGTGATCTGTTTCGAACCCAACCCCAACTTCAGAGAATGCTTCAACAGGAACATCACAGAATCAAACGTTACACTGCATCCATATGGATTGAGCACACATGCACACACGGCCGAACAGGGCACCAATCACACACATCTAAACTACGTGGTGGGGGACACCAAACCCAGGGAAGGCGACATAGAATGTCGATCCCTTGACAGTTTCGATCTCCGTGATGTTGACTACATCAAGATAGATGTGGATGGGTTCGAGATACCAGTGCTCCAAGGTGCACAGGAGACCCTGAAGAGAAACAATCCTGTGATCAACATCGAGATGAAGGAACTCAAGAGGCCCAAGATAGTTAAAGAATGTAGAGAAATACTGCGGAACCTGGGTTATAACCACCATTCACGTGTGAGAAGTGACGAAGTGTGGCTTAAATCTTAATATTACAGCATAATTTACCAATCTTACCAATAAATACTTACAACTTGATTCCTGAGCGGAATCAAAGCATTATGTTAACAGAAAAAAAGGAGGATAACAAATGCCAATAACACCAAACAGAACGGTGGATGCACTAATCGGAGAACAACAATTCATCGGTAAGGCAATCACTATGATCGCAGTGGACTGGGACGTAGACGCGGATGGTTCAAGAGAAGCCATGGAAGCGATCTCAAACACAATACTATCAAGAGCAACAATCTTAGCCGCAGGTGCGGTTTATGACACTGGTACGAAACAAGATTTCTTACTAGAAGGTGACTTCACAAGCACTATCAATGATTTCACATCATTGGATGGATCTGTGACAGGAACTTTAGCTCAAGTTTTAGTAGAAGATATCATCAACCTAGGAACAGTGGACTCGATTGATTTTACTTCTGGTACTGTTGCCGTAACAATTAAAACTACATTCAAATACGCATAATAGCGTAGAAGGAGAAATAATATGGCTTACGATACAGCAATTCCGGCAGGCGGACCGGGTAACTTCCAAACGCCAAATAGTCTATATGAAGCAGAGGGTGTTGGTATAACATTCATCTCAGTAGACTACATCTCGGCGATGAACAGTGAAACAACTTTCCCATTAGCATCGGCTAACACAGCAGGTTTAGAATTGTGCAGACAAGCAATTGAAAACCAAGGTGTTAACGTGTTAGGAAGAGGTGTTTTAGCGAACAGTAACACAGAGATGACCTTCATGGTTAGAAGTGATGCGTTAGACACGATCAGTTCAACAACAACTATCGCGGCGATACAAGCGGCGATAAGAGCGTTGAACAGTAACTCTAAAATCACTGCAACTATCAGTTCAGCGACAGCGGCAAGCAGAGGCCTATCTGACACTGAAGTACAATCTGACTAATAGATAAAGTTATAGAAGGAGAAAAATAAGATGCCAATTACATCAAACAACACGGCAATCATGAACCAAAGGCAATCATTCAATGGTAAAGGTCTTACTTTCATTGAAGTGATTTTCGACGACGCGATCACTGGTTCTGCTACAACACCTGAGACCAAAGACTCAAACTTCCAAAAAGTTAGAGACGCTGTGCTCAATGGTGGTCCGTTAGCAGGAAACGGTGGTACATTACTTGGACAATCGTTCGCACTGGCTAGAAAAGCCACTGACGATGATGCCAGTGAAGTGGCGGCGATCGACGCTGATGACTCAATCGACACATACCAGTTCATCATGGAAGGAACACCAGCTCAGTTAGAACTGAAGGACGGAAGTGAAAACTTAGATCCAAACGCTGAAGCGACTTCGGATGCTGGAATCATCGCGGCGGTAGAGGCTGACCTAGAAACAGAAATACTTTCTAGATTGTCAATCTCTGACTCAGCGGGTAACGTGAACGTGAAGATCAGAGTGTTACCAGCAGAGGGTGTGAAATCAACCACACACGCAACTGATAACGCAGTGTTCGGAATGTTCGACCAAAGGGGTGATGCGTAAGCATAACCACTAGTCAACAGACTGATTACCAAAAGGGCGGATCTTTAATTAGGTTCGCCCTTTTTTCTTGACTTAAATATCGATATGCACGAGTACAGGATACACACGTTGGTAGACATCACAGACAACGGCAACCTCAAAAGGCAATTTCCGTTCGAGACAGATGCGGGCAACGAGATACACGACAAACACACACTGGCCATAGCACGAGACCAGAACTCGAACTTCTCAACCTTGGTGCAACTGCTACAGATGAGGGGTAACATCACATGGGAACACCCGCCACAGAAAATGGAACTGCCCGACCTGGGCAATCACGCATTCGGATCCTACTACGAAGGTGCACACTCCACCTGGCACTTCCAGTTCTTCACGGAACAATCGGGAGTTTACGGAGACGCCACAGACCCCACCGAGAACCTGGTGGAGGACTTCAGCCTCATACCCATCGTCGCCGACTGCACCAACACAGCACACCTGCCCATACACACCTTCGTCACCAAGGAGATGCAGGGCACTGACAGGCAGAAGATCATCGGTGCACTGGCGGGTGGTGTCATAAACACGTACTTTTCATACGCCGGTCCCACTGATAAATAACAGTACATTTAGGCACAAACAAAAACACACAGAGGCTCATCTAGGCAATGCGACAGGCACAGTTCCAGGCTATAACGGCGGAGATCAGAGAGATCAAACAGGAATTAAGAGAATACATAATATTGATGAGTACAACAGAATTAGAGAAACAGAACCTTGAAGCACACGTGGACCTTTGCTCAGAGAGATACAAAGGGTTACACGACAGACTGAGTGCGATCGAACTTCGTCTAGGTAGAATGAACGAAGAGATGACAGCAGGTCACAAGTCACAGACAAAGACAATCATAGCAACGGCGGGCACAGTGGTCGCAGGCTTACTATCTACAGTGGTGGTGATCCTGATGAAGATGCCAGGCTAAAAATTACCAATACATGTTCATACAGATAGCACCGCGGGCCAAGGTCTACGTCACAGACACGGACGTCGAATTCATACGGGCACACGCCACAGAATCTTTCAGGAGTGACCAACTGTCTCCTGAGGACGCGGACAGGGCCAAGAGGTTGGCGGACAAGGCCATCTTCGTGCGTAAGAAACTTGACACCCACATGCAATATGCTTTAAATAGGAAGATAAAGTTTGTTGCCAATGACAGGAAAAAATAAATCAGAACTGGTAAAACAGATCGAGGCCTACGGGCTGAAGTCTAAACTGGCGGACCTGGCACAGAAAGAACAGGCACGTCAACCTTTCCGTCACCTACCTAAACAGTTTAGCAAAGGCATCCTGATAGGCAACATAGCCATCGTACCCAAGAAGCACACGGGCACTAGGTACGTGTACGTGATAGCGGACATGTTGGAGGCCCAGGTACTGCACGATGACATCAACCTCAAACAGACCGCCATACTGGTGGCACACTACCTGGCGGACGGCAAGAACGTGCCCTACAACATATTGGACGTTGACGCCAAACACGCCTCACAACTGTTTGACATACAGAGTGCCAAACGCATGATAAGGGAGGCACAGAAGAACAAAGACGAGCAGATGGAGGATGTTTACTGGGACAGGTTGGACGTCGCTAACCGCCTAGCGGACGAGTGCAAGGCGAACATACAGCAGATCTTTAATGACACGTTCGGAGCATAGATAATAAATAAACACAGTATGAAGAGCTTAGACCTTACAAAACCCATTACCACAGAATCATTGCTGAAAGAATTCGAATCTAGATTCAACATGACCATGGATCTGTCTCAGTTCAACGAAGAGGAACTGCAGGACTACGCCAATCACGTGAGGACAAAGATACACGAGATCACGCAGAACACACACTTCGGACAGGAACTCAAAGACAATGGTTACCAGAAGAACCAAATGATGCTGGACATCATAAACCAAGCGATACAAGAGAGGAAACTTGCGGAGTATGGTGGTGCATCTATTATTGGCAAAGCGACATCAGATATCAAAGACAAACTTTCTAAAGGACAAGCAGTAAGTCCGCAGGATAGAAAAGCGGCGGCGATGACAATGAAGACAGAGAATCCATTAGCGGCAATGGGAATGGCGGCGGCAACGGCGGCAGGTACGGCGGCAGGACAAACAGCAGTAAACAGGATTGCAGACAAACTTGGAGCATCTAAAATGAACAAAGGCAAGATGATCAAAAAAGAAGGTGTAGAAGAACAATCAGAATTAATTTTAGCCGCAAAAGACATGATGGACAAGGTAACATCATTCTTGGAAGATCTAGCATCAATGAAGACAGAAGGCATGCTAGAACTGGCAGACAGAATCAGAGACGAGATGGGTGCTGACAAGTCAGACGCATTCCTACAAAAAATCCAACCAGCGATTGAACAGGCGGAAGCCACTTTAACGACAACCAGACAAGAACTGGACAACGGTGTAAGAATATTGACCGGAGAAGAAGTAGCATCAGACCCAATGGGAGCCGATGACACGATGGACATGGACACAACAGACGCAGACTTAGATGACCTAGGGACCGACGACCTAGAATCAGATGAGTTTGGCGCCTCTGATGCCGAAGCGGGTGGAACAGAACCAGAAGGCAGAG